CGAAGCCGAGGCCGAGCGGCTGGCGCGCCTCTACATGCAGGCGGAGCTCGAGATCCTTCGCGAACTCGAACGCGCCATGGCCCGCGGCCTCGAGACGCGCTACCTCCGGAGCCTCCTCGACAATGTCCAGGCCATCATCGAGGACCTGGTCTCGGGATCCCGCGCCTGGTGCGAGCAGGCCATCCCGCGGGTCTACGTGGCCGGCGCCGAGGCGGCCGACGCCCAGGTCAAGGCCCTCGGCCGCCGGGTGAGCATCGGGTTCGGGGCCGTCCACCAACAGGCGGTCAAGGTGCTGGCTGACGCTACGTTTCAGAGACTCGCCGATACGGCCGGCCTCATCGGCCGCCGGGTCGAGGACGTCTATCGCCGGGCCGCTCTGGAGGCGACCAGGCAGAGCATCATCGGCTACAGGACCTGGCAGCAGGTCGCCCGGGACTACCGCGACCAGCTTCGGGCCGAGGGCATCACGTCGTTCACGGATGCGGCCAAGCGGCAGTGGAACATGCGGACCTACTCCGAGATGGTCGCCCGGACGACCACGATGGAGGCGCACATCCAGGGGACGGGCAACCGGCTCCTGGAGCACGGCTATGACCTGGTCCGGGTCTCGACGCACCTCGGCGCGTGCGAGATGTGCCGGCCCTGGCAGGGGCGTGTGCTCAGCCTGACGGGTCGGACAGAGGGTTATCCGACCCTGGACCAGGCCCGGGAGGCGGGTCTGTTCCATCCGAACTGCAGGCATGCCTACGGACTAAGCATCGATCTCGAGGCGCCCTTGAGCGTCGGGGAGCGGATCCCAGTCAAGAGACTGACGGGCAATGCGGCCACCGGTGCCGAGGCCGCCATGAACGACGCGCTTAGACACGGCCGGAAGACCGGCAACGAGCGCCTTGTCCTGACTGACCTAGACGGCAAGGTCGTCCATGAGCCGGTCAACGGGACAAGGAACCAAGTCATCTTCCCTCCCAGCCTGCTGAGGCTCCTTGAAACGGCGCCGAGCGACTCGCTGCTCCTATCGCACAACCACCCGGCGAGTTCGTCATTCTCTTACGATGATCTGCGTAATCTCTGGGTCTATCCCTCTCTGCGAGGGTTGTTCATTGCGGGCCACGACGGCACGAGGTATTATGTCGGCAGGAGGATGTCGACTCCGGCCCTTGACGCCACCAGGCTTACGTCGGACTACCAGAGGCTACTTAGGAGGGAGTTCGACTACTTCGCGGGCGAGATTCTGGCCGGCCGGATGACGATGGACCAGGCCTGGAAGGAACACAGCCATCGGATCGTGCTCGAACTCGCCGCCGAGAACGACTTGGAGTATGCGAGGTGGACGCAGCCATGAAGAAGGATACACCATCGGGGCTGGATCTTGTCCACTGGCAGCCGGACTACACCAAGTCTTTCGAGGAGAACCTCGAGGCCTACCGTGAGGCTTACCGGAAGGTCTACGGGGAGTATCCGCCCCCTCCCAGTCCGGAACCGAAAGACACGCGGAAGGACTAAATTCGCTTCCCCGGCTCGCCCTCCACTGCGATGCCGTAGATCTTCCTGTCATTGAGGCGCATCGGAATTCTTCCCGGCCCATAGACGATGCACCGTAGTCCAGGGTCCCAATCGATGAGCCCACTCACCGACCGGAAGGGGGCGTTCGGGATGTAGTACAGGCCCTGCTCGCGCAGAAACAGCCTCGTGTGCTCCCGGCCCAAGCGTACCAGGTTAGGCACCAGGCCTTGTTTCCTGCACAGCCATACCCGGGTGTTGATGCCCACCGTGACCGACTGCCTATCGTTGGCCATGGTCCAGCCCGGGTCGATGTAGTCCATAAGGCAGAATTCGCCGCCCCTGGGGGATTCCCCCGGGGCGGTCGTGTTTGTGGAGTCCTATGGCTTTAACCTACGGCCACGGGCGCCGGTCAAGCCCGGAGAGGAGTGCGGAGATGCAAGACGACCCGAAGACCACCCCTACTGGCAGAAGCCAGGACCAGACCGGAGAGCCGTCCGCCGCGAGCGGCGGCGGGGATCCCGGGAAGACGTTCACGCAGGAGGAGCTCGACCGCATCATCGCCGAGCGCCTGAAGCGTGAACGGGAGAAGTACGCCGACTACGACCAGCTCAAGAAGGACGCCGAGGAGCTCCGGAAGCGCCGCGAGGCCGAGATGTCCGAGGCGGAAAAGGCCAAGGCGGCCAAGGAGGAAGCCGAGGCTAAGCTCAAGGCCAAGGAGGCTGAACTCGAGGCCCTTCGTCTCGAGCAACTCCGGACGAGGCTTGTCACCGAGGCTGGCCTGCCCATCGCCCTGGCGTCCCGCGTCCGCGGGACGACCGAGGACGAGATCAAGGCCGACATCGAGGAGCTCAAGAAGCTGGTTGGCCCGGCCGGCAAGGGCCCGGTCGGCTCGGGCACGAACCCCGCGGGAGCCCCGCAGAAAAACCCGTGGGCGACGGAAACGCTCAACCTCACCGAGCAAGCGCGGATCCTGAGAGAGAACCCCGCGCTCGCCGCCCAGCTCAAGCGGGAGGCGGGCGCCGGGTAGTAGAGAGGGGTAATCGTACATGCCCACCGTCAAGATCGCGGACGTCATCGTCCCGGAGGTCTTCGACCCGTACGTGGTCCGGCGAACGGCGGAACTGTCGGCCCTCGTCCAGAGCGGCATCATGGCCACCGGGGCGGAGTTCGACCGGCTGGCCAGCCAGGCCGCCCGCACGGTCAACATGCCGTTCTGGGGTGACCTCAGCGGAGCCGACGAGGTTCTGTCCGACGCTGGCGCTCTGACCCCGGACAAGATCGGGACGGGCCAGGACATCGCCGTCATCCTGCGGCGCGGCCGCGCCTGGGGCGCGAACGACCTGGCCGCCAACCTCGCCGGGGACGACCCGATGAGGGTCATCGGTGACCTGGTCGCCGCCTACTGGGCGCGCCGCCTGCAGGCCACCGTGATCTCCTCGCTCACCGGCGTGTTCGCGGCCGCCAGCATGGCCGGCAACGTGCTCGACATCTCGGGCCTGGTGGCCCCGGATTGCGTCATCAGCGCCGCGGCCATGATTGACGCCGCCCAGCTCCTGGGCGACGCCAAAGAGGCCCTCACGGGCATCGTCATGCACTCGGCGACCGAAGCCAAGCTGCAGAAACTGGACCTCATCGACACGGTCCAGCCGTCCTCCGGCGGGCAGCCGATTCGGACCTACATGGGTAAGCGAGTGATCGTGGACGACGGTTGCCCGGCCGCTGCCGGCGTCTACACGACTTACCTCTTCGGTCCTGGGGCGCTGGCGTTCGGCAACGGCACCCCGGTCGGATTCGTGGCAACCGAGACCTCGCGCGACTCCCTGGCTGGCGAGGATTATCTAATCAACCGCAAGACCTGGATCGTGCACCCCCGCGGTGTCGCGTTCCAGAGCGCCGCGGTGGCTGGCTCCAGCCCGACGAACGCGGAGCTCCAGAACGGGGCCAACTGGGCCCGCGTCTGGGAGAACAAGGCCATCCGGCTCGTGAAGTTCGTCCACAAGCTGGCCTAGCGTAGCTCTGGAGGAGGGGCGGGCCCCGGCTCGCCCCTCGCTCTTGGAGGTGATCCAGTGCACACAGATGTGACAGCGTTCAACCGGGTCCGCCGCCAGCAGGAGGCCCCGAAGCAGGCTACCCGGCCGAGGCCCGTGCCGCCGCCCGCCCGAGAGGAGGTTAGCGTTCCGTGTCCCTCACCGTCGACGTTGACAGCTACGTCACCCTCACCGAGGCCTCGGCCTACCTCAGCGCCCGCTGTGGCATCTCGGCCTGGGACGCGGCCGACGAGCCCGCCCGTGAAAAGGCCCTCAAGCAGGCCGCCCGGCAAATAGACCGTCAGCCGCTCCTGGGCCGCAAGGCGGACAGCACTCAAGCGCTGGCGTTCCCGCGGTGCTATGTCGCCCCGCCGGTCCCGGGTAGTTACCGCTCTGACGTCATCACCCGGTGGTGGTGCGAGACTGACGTGCCGCAGGCGGTCAAGGACGCCCAGTGCGAGGAGGCTCTCGTCCTCCTGGAGCGGGCCGGGAGCGCTCGCCTCAAGCTCCAACGCGAGGGCGTCAAGGGCACGAGCATCGGAGGCCTCTCCGAGACGTACGGCCCCGGGGCCGGCCGCGGGCTACTGAGCCAGGAGGCGCGCGAGCTCCTCCGACCCTACCTCGCCGGGGCGGTGCCGATCACATGATCGGGGACTACCTGAGCCAGACCGCCATCTGGCGGCATGTGACCGGCAGGAACGAGTTCGGAGACCCGACCTACGCGCCGGACCAACCTGTCCCGGTGCGGTGGGAGCCGAAGCTACGCCTGGTGCGGAACGCCCAGGGCGACCAGGTCGTCTCCGAAGCCCGGGTCTTCACCGAGGCATCGGTCGAGCCGGGCGATGTTCTGGTCTACGGCGGCCGCGAGTGGCCGATCATCGCCGTCGGCCAGGTGGTCGGGCTTGACGGGGCGGAGATCGGCAGGGAGGTGGCCGTGTGAGGATCCCCCGCAGCGTCGAGATCTTAGGCCGGCGCTTCAGCATTGCCGTTGTCGACGTGGTTGCACCCAAAGAGGACTTGGCTGGCCAGATTCTTTATGCGCCAGCGACGATCCGCATTGACCGGAGCTACGACCACGCCGGCCAGGAGCGCATTATGCTCCACGAGTGCCTCCACAGCATCAACAACGAGCTGGACCTGGGTCTCGACGAAA